CAAATGAGGATAATATAAAAATTTCAAAAAAAGATTTCAAAAAAATGATGTTTATAAATAACGCAATTGAAAATGGGTGGACTGTAAAAAAAAGACAAAGTAACTATATTTTTTCAAAAAAACACGAGAATAAAGTGGAAGTTTATGATAAAAATTATTTAGAAAACTTTATTGAACAAGGAATAAAATAACTAGTTTTTTAATTTAAAAAATATCACAAATAGATATATTTTATAAAAAAAAATGTTTTTTTTTTAATCAATTAGTAGGAGAGTATTATGATTTTGAGGATTTTTTTGCATTTAATATCTTTAGGGATTGTATATAATATGGGTGGAGCTTTAATGCAACTTGTCGCCTATGGCGCCCAAGACGTTTTCTTAACTGGTACTCCAGAAATCACTTTCTGGAAAGTTTCATATCGTAGACACACTAACTTTGCGATGGAATCCATTGAACAAACATTCTCTGGTCAAGCTGACTTCGGTCGTCGTGTAACATGTACTATCAGCCGTAATGGTGATCTTGCCTACCGTACATACCTTCAAGTAACAACCCCTGAAATCAACCAAGCTATGGCTGGTACAAATGATGCAGGTGTTTATGCCCGTTGGTTAGATTTCCCAGGTGAACAACTTATTGCTCAAGTAGAAGTTGAAATTGGTGGTCAACGTATTGACCGTCAATATGGTGACTGGATGCACATCTGGAACCAAGTAACTATGTCATCTGAACAAGAAGATGGTTACCACAAAATGGTTGGTAATACCACTCAATTAACATACATCACTGACCCTGCTTTTGATGAAGTATCCGGTCCTTGTGCTGCTGCTGGTGGTCCTGCCCAAGTTTGTGCTCCACGTAAAGCACTTCCTGAAACAACTTTATATGTACCACTTGCTTTCTGGTTTTGCCGCAACCCTGGTCTTGCTCTTCCATTAATTGCTTTACAATACCACGAAGTCAAAATCAACATTGATTTCCGTCCAATCGGTGAATGTTTATGGGCTGTTAAATCTTTAACTGCCGCTGATGGTACTACTCAATCAACAACTAATGCTTATCAACAATCATTAGTAGCTGCTTCTTTATACGTTGACTATATCTTCTTAGATACTGATGAACGTAGAAAAATGGCACAAAACCCTCACGAATATTTAATTGAACAAGTACAATTCACAGGTGATGAATCAGTTGGTTCATCTTCCAACAAAATCAAATTAAATTTCAATCATCCTTGTAAAGAATTAGTTTGGGTTGTACAACCTGATGCTAACGTAGATTACTGTGCTTCTCTTGAAGGTGGTTCAGTTCTTTACCGTGCTTTAGGTGCTCAACCATTTAACTATACTGATGCTGTTGATGCTCTTCCAAACGCTGTACACGCTTTTGCTGGTAAAGCTTCTGTTGATGAATTCATCAATGCTTCAGGTCTTTTTGAAATGGACCTTGCTGGTGATGTAACAACTAATAATGATAATACACAACACGATGGTGCTAAAAACAAAACTATGTCTGCTGTATCTGATGCTGGTACTTTCGTTCTTGCTGAATCAGCTCTTAAAATGCACTGTTGGGGTGAAAATCCAGTTGTAACTGCCAAATTACAACTTAATGGTCAAGACCGTATCTCAGAACGTGAAGGTTCATACTTTGACGTTGTTCAACCATTCCAACACCACACACGTCACCCAGATACTGGTGTAAATGTTTACTCATTCGCTTTACGTCCAGAAGAACATCAACCATCTGGTACATGTAACTTCTCCAGAATTGACAATGCTGTCTTACAACTTGTCCTTTCTTCAGGTACTGTTGCTGGTACTGCCACTGCTAAAGTACGTGTATATGCTGTTAACTACAATGTATTACGTATTATGAGCGGTATGGCAGGTGTTGCTTACTCAAATTAAGTCAATTATTGGCTTAATATAATAGAATTATAATTTGAATATTGATATCCTTGTCAAGGGACTAGGACTAAGCTATTAAGTACCGCCGAGTATAAAGAATTAAAAGAATATTCTGTAGCATATATTCAAATTAATATCTAAAAAAAATTTAATATTATAAGTGTTATAATATTAACGTCTTATTCCAAATATTTGTCCATAATATGATTTTTTTGTATCATTATTAATTTCTGGTAATGGTTCTATTTTTGTTTCTTCTGTTGATTCTAATATATTTATACTTCGTAAATTATTATTATCTTCCATACAACAACATATGAAACGACAACATCCTTTACACCATTCTTGACAAACTATCATAGAAAATAAACAAGGGAAACACAAACATAAGCAAGGATCCTTTGAAAATTTTGCATCTAAAAATTCATATTTATTATTTTCTTCTCTAGACATTTTTATGTTTTTTCATTAAAAAAATAATTATATTTTTTATTCAATTTTATATTTAATTTGTAAATAATCTATTCATATTAATAGCTTCAATATTATGTTCAGATTCCTTAAATAAATTACGTATTAAATCATCATTACGGAATCTAATAGAATAATTTTGTTGAATATTATTTCTACCAATTCTACCTAATGCTTGTAATGTTTTTTGTTGTGTCATACTAGACAAATCTTTTCCTATTATTCCATGACAGAATTGATAATTTGTTCCATATATATAATCAGATGATGCTATAATAATAAATAATTTTTGTTCATTCGCTAATTTCTTCATAAATTCAGTATAATTTGCAACTGCATCTTTCATAAACACACCAATTCCTAATAATAATAATACTTTTAAATTATTATTAATTTTTAAAGACATAATCTCTTTAGTTGTTACTGTATCTATTTGTGGCATAAATCTATTTGTTATTACATCATTACACCATTCCTTTTGATGTTCAACTGAATTAGGAACATATTTAGAATCAAGTGTTATTAATAATATCTGTTTTCTTAATTTATTAATATTTCTATGCCACTCATTCTCTTCTTTTGAACCTGTATTATTTTTATTTGTATCTTTTCCTTTACCTTCATCTGATTCTTTTAAATTAGACGCTTTATCTAATTTCTCTTCTCTTTCAAATATTAATTTTTCTATTTTATTAATTTCTTCTGCTATTTCATCATTTTTTGTAATTTTTACTAGCATAGCTTTAAATATATCAGTTGGTATATTTGATTGTTGAATATAGAAATTTCCTATTTTATTTGTATCCTCACATAAGAATATAGTAGGACCATCTGTTAATGTTGATGCATCGTGTGTTGTAAATTGAACACCATTTCCTTTAGTTTTATATTTAACTTGATTATTTATTTGAAAATATTTGAATATATCAATATAATTCTCATTACTTATCTCATTTAATATGAATAGATAATATTCTTTTATAGATATCATTGTGATTGCTGTTATATTTTCAAAATAATTATTATAATTTATAGATTCAATATCAAAGAAATTTTGTTCAGAACAATACATTATAAAATTAATTATATCAGTTAAATCAAAATATCTTAATAGAGTTTTATTATTATTACAGTAATTTACACAATTTTTCATATCTTCATAATTCTCATATTGAAAATGTGGACAAATACTATTTAATTTCGTATCTACTATTGGTATAGTCTTTTTAAAATCATTACTCGTTATATTAAATACTTCAACTTCTTCAAATTTTTCATTAAAATCATTTATTACATTTCCTATATCATTATTACTTGGTAATGTAGCACAAGAAAGAATTAAATTTGATATTTTATTATTCTTCCAATTTTGTGAAATTGTATCATGTAACTCATGATTATCATAATCTAACGTAATTGTTGGTTCATCCCAAAATGTAATTATATTTTGTTCATCATTAAATTCTAACATATAGTTCATTGCTGATATGTACGATCTTACATCACATATCATTATTTCTACATCTCTTCCAACACTGTGGTCTATTTTCTTTTTTCCATCTCTAAGTTTTATATAATTACCATCCTCATTTTTATCGTATTCACAAGCTGAAAAATTATGTAATCTTATACTTGTTGAACTATCACATCCAAAAGCAAATGCTATCTTTTTCCCCATTGATATTGATGATTTTGCAAGAGCTAAACCTATATGTCTTGCTACACATACAAATATTACTCTATATTCATTACTTAATCCTAATGGAGTTAATGTCTTTCCTGTACCTGTAGGTGCTGTATAAAATACTAATTTACTATTATTTTTATATTTTTCTGAATGAAATATATTATAGATTTGTTTTTGATGTTCAAATAACTGTTTATCTTCATATTCAAATATGTATGAATTTCTTTCAATTAAATCATATGATTCTGCTAATACGTCTTTTATTTTTATATTTTCATTTAAATGTTCTATAATTGAATTTATGTAGTTATGTAAATAATAATTAATATATCTTATTTTAGTTTTGAATATTTGAATTAATGTATATACACCCAAAATATATGAGCTTTTCTTCTTTTGTAAATTTTTTATTATATATTTATACAAATCCAATATTATAAATTCTATTATCTTTTCCTTGTTTGCAGTCATATTTTTATCTAAATTATTTAATTTTAATGTTTCATTCGTTTTTAGTTTTCTATGCTTTTTTTTTTCAATTGTGTAAGCATATTTTATATTTGAATCAAATTTATATTTTTTATTTAAATCTTTTATTATATCTTTAAAATATTTATCATATAAGTATAATTGAATATTATCATCTGGTTCATTTATCTTTAATAATGATAACATTGAATGATTATTATTTATTGTTAATTCATAATCATAATAACCTTTTATAATTAAATCTAATATTTGCTTTTCTTCTTCATTTACTGGAATTTCCAAATTATTCCATTCTTGTCTTGATAATTTATTTTGAGTTAAATCCATTCTATATTATTTTTTAAAATCTAATATTTATTAAATTTTTAATCAATTTTACATTATGACAAAAATTATTTAAATAAATATCAATACAAAAAATATGCAAAACGTTTTTAATTATTTTAATAAAAAAATTGACTATATATCTTTTGAAGATTTACAAAATATTCTAAATAATAATTCTTATATTTTAATTAATACTTTACCTAGTAATAAACAAGAATGTTTAATTTATAATACTATCTCTAGTTATAGTGAGGAACAAACTATTAATGGATTTATTAACAATTATAATTATTATAATAATACTTTTATTATTTATGGTATGAATTGTAATGATAATACTGTTGAAAATAAATTTTCTCAGATTAAATCACTTGGTTTTAAAAATGTTTTTATATATAAAGGTGGATTATTTGAATGGTTATTATTACAAGATATATATGGTGAGGAAAATTTCAAAACTACTTCAAAAATTTTAGATATTTTAAAATATAAACCTACAAAAATTTTATAAATATCAAGCAATTAATTATCATAAAATTGATAATATATTTATTATTATATAATAGTAAAA